GATCAACGTACCTGCGGTGCAGGCCTATGTTGGATCGGTGCCGCCTCGCATATATGACTTCGGCAGCGCTCCGCAGGGTGTAGTCGCGCCGTACATCACTTTCAGCGATGCTGCTGATGCGCCATACGACCAGATTTCAGGACCGCCATGCGGTGATTTCGATACTGTTGAGATCGACATGTACGCGGGGCCAGATGACAGCCAGAAGGCCGTAATCAGGGCGCTGGCCCGGGCCGTCCGGGATGTCCTGGACAGTGCTGGTATTGCCAACAGATTGATTATCCAAACCCGGGAGACGGACACCAAATTGTTCCGCATCTCAATCGAAGCAGATTTTATTACAAACAGATAGCCACCTACGGGTGGTTTTTTTATGCGTCCTCCGGGGCGCTTTTCTTATTGGAGCGTCCAAATGCCTATCAAATCGCAAGGTTCTGGCCTGTACTTTATCGACAAACTGACCATCCCCGCAACTCCTGCCATTATAAAACTGCACTGCCCTACGGGAATCCCTGCTGTTGGCGCCGGTGCTCGTGCCCCTATTGATACAACTTGCCTGGAAGAAACAGAAGAACAAACTTCTGTTCTTGGATTGGCGGTTCCAACGCAGATGGCGGTTCCTTTTAACTTCGACCCACGTCAGGCTTCTCATCAGGTTCTGTTTGATTTGAAGAGCAATGGCGAGAATCTGGAATGGATAGTTGGTTTCTCCGACGGGGTTGCTGCTCCAACGCTAGTTGATGAAGCAATGGTGTTTCCTGTTGACCGTACATCTGCCAAGTTTACTGCTGCAGTGGCGGATGTGGCTATTGACATCGCAACCAATACGATTGTGACCGGCACCCTGACTCTTCAGAGGTCGGGCAAAACAACTTGGAATTGGAAGGCTTAATCATGCTGGATCAATCATTCTTTGTATCTCAAGAAGTCCATGAAAAAGAGGTCACGCTCGCGGATGGTGGCAAGCACGTCTTGTATTTCAAGGAAATTCCGGCGGTTGAATATCAGAAGTTTCGCCTGGCGCAGCAGTCGCAGGACGAAGATGTTCAAGCCGGGTCTTTGGCTAAGCTGATTGCTGCCAGCCTATGCGAGCCTGGCGGTGAGCCCGCAATCAGCTATGAGCAAGCTTTGCTCTTGAAACCTGAACCCATGAATGCGTTGTTCGCCAAGATCATGGAGGTCAACAAGTCCCAGGGAAACGGATAAAGGGCGACGAGTGGTTCTGGCATGTGCTAGCCCTGGCGCTTGGAGGCCGTACGGTATCAGAGTGGAAAAGGCACATGTCTCGGGCAGAGTTCAATCGGTGGGTTGCGTTCTACGAACAAAGCCCATTTGATGATCTGCACCGTTACCACCGGCCGGCGTCCCTGATCGCGCAAAGGATGGGCGGTGGCAGATTTGACGATTATGTGGAACTGCTTGAAAACGATCAGACCCGACTGATCACTGATGCTGATATCAACACATTCGCTGCATTCGGCATGAAGCCGCCCGCAAATTTTGGTAAGGAATAACGATGGCAGCCGGAAGTATTATCATCGATCTCTTGATGAAAACAGGGTCGTTCCAGTCCGACACAAAGAAGGCTAGTAATTACCTCAATAACTTGAAAAAAGATGCTTTGGCCCTTGGTTCGACCATGGCCACGGTTGGGGTAGCTGTTGCTGCTGCAGGCACAACCGCGGCTGTCGTGTGGGCAAAGTCTGTGGCCAGCACAGGCAAAGAGGTATCTCGCTTGTCTGAGCTGAGTAATACTTCTGCTGAGTCATTCCAGAAAATGGCCTATGCCTCGCAGACGGTAGGGATTGAGCAAGAGAAACTGTCGGACATATTCAAGGATGTGCAGGACCGGGTAGGGGACTTCATGACTACGGGCGCCGGCCCGATGGCAGATTTCTTCGAGAATATTGCCCCTAAAGTCGGCGTGACGGCGGATCAGTTCGCGAGATTGTCCGGGCCTGAAGCGCTGCAACTCTTCTATGATTCGCTGGAAAAAGCCGGCGTATCTCAGAGCCAGATGATCTTCTATATGGAGCAAATGGCATCAGACTCGTCCCTGTTGGCTCCATTGCTTGCCCGTAACGGCGAGGAAATGAAGCGCCTGGGAGACGAAGCAAGCAGGTTTGGCGGTGTCATGAACAATGAAACCGTTCAGGCTGCCAAAGAGCTTGACCAGAACCTGCAGCGCCTGGAAACGATGTTCAAGGGATTGAGCATCACGATTGCCAATGAAATCCTGCCTGAAATCAACGAATTCATCCGCCTGGCTATCGATTCGTCAACAGAGACGGACGGGCTGAAAGGTTCCGTCGATGACCTGGCCGGGCAGGGCTCAATCAAAACATGGCTGATGGATGTTGGAAGTCTGCTGGCCGGCGTGGCCGACTTCGCTATATCGGCGGCCAATGCGGTCCGGGCATTCATTGCAGCAGCAAAACTGACAGGTGCGGCCACCGGTAACCTGATCAATCAGGTTGATGCGACGCTGAGCAATAACGCCCTGGCGAATGCTGTTAATCCGTCCATGGTAAAGGAGACGGTTGACCGCGCCAATGCTTCGCAAAAGCTCGTAAACGACGTTCTTGCAGAATTCACTGAAGCGACCGGCAAGATAGGCGATACCAAATACTCGGACATGTGGGGCGACGCTCGCAACAACGCCGCCATGAAGCGCATGGGCGGCCTGATCGGTGTTGGTGATATCGGTGATGACGGCGTGCCTACTCTGGCGCCGATCACAGTTGGTGGTGGTGGCGGCAAGAAGAAAGGCGGAGGTAAATCCGGTGGCGGCTCTAATCGCGATCTTGCCGGAGACTATATCAAGCAATTGAACGAGCAGATTGCGCTGCTCGGCAAGGAAACCGAGTACGAGAAGGCGCTTGCAAATATTCAGCTTGGCAAGTACGGCAAGGTGACTGAGGCCCAAAAGAATGAAATTCTGGGTCGATCGCAGACTCTGGACTTCATGAAGGAGCAGACAGAGGAAGCCGAGAAATACCAGAAATTCATTGACGATATCACCGGTGCCGACAAACTCAAGCAGCACGCTGTCGAAGTCGGATTCCTGCGTAAAGCATGGGAAGAAGGCACGATCGGGCCACAGGAATATGACAAGTACCTTTCAGAGATAAATGAGAAGTATGCAGAATCGACCGGCGAAATGTCGGAGTTTGCCAAACAGGCATCTGCGAATATTCAGGACCAGTTGGGCACCACTCTGGAAGATATCCTATCGGGCAATTTCGACAACATCGGCAAGGCGTGGCAGGACCTGCTGCGCAAGATGGTTGCCCAGGCTATTGCCGCTCAGTTGAATGAAGCGCTGTTCGGCAAGGGTGCGGACGGTGGCGGCGGATGGTTCAAGACGATTGCCGGCGCGATTGCTGGTGCTTTCACTGGCGGCCCATCTACGGTTGGCAGCAATGCGGGCCTGCCGAACTACGGTGGGTCGTATGGCTTCGGCAGTATTGCGCTCGCTGACGGTGGCCCGGTGTTCGGCGCCGGCACCAGCACATCCGACTCAATACCCGCCTGGCTTTCCAACGGCGAGCACGTAGTCAATGCCAAGGCCGCAAGCCAGCCAGGCGTGCGCGAGTTCCTTGACGCGATGAATTCAGGGCGTGCGGTCATTCGGCGCGCCCAGGGCGGCAGTGTTGGGATGGCCACAACAGCGGCATTGCCCACCGGCGGATCCAATGGCTTGACGATCATCAATCAAACCACAGGCCGGATCGATTCTGTTAAGGAAGCGAGACTGCCAGACGGAGAAAAAGCCCTGATTATTCAGGAGGCTAAGAAGCAATGGACGGCTGAACTGGCTGATCCGAATAGTGATCAATCACAGGCAATCCAGAAATATTTCAACACGGAGTATGTACGGTAATGGCAAATCCACAGATTCCGCGTGGCATGTGTCCGCTTATCAGTGCCTACGCCGGCGCTGATATTGGTGGCGTGATGATCACGGAGGTTGAGGGTGGTGCGCCTCGCATTGCGATGGAGTACGACCGTGGGGTGCAGGCATTTAATGTGACGCTACCCCTGACGCCCGAAAAGTACCATTACTGGACACTGTTCTATCACCGGATCATCAAAAAGGGATCGATCCCTTTCGATATGAAGATCGATTCGGGTGATGGCGCCGCGTTCCATCCTTGTTTTATCGTTCCGGGCTCGTATTCCATTGCACGCAATCAACAGCATTCGTTCGTCAGCTTCGTTGTCCTGGCTGAGCCTGTGGCCTATCAATACTCAGAGGCTGAGGCGCAGGCAGAAATTGATTTATGGAACGAATACGGAGTCGGGCTGGGCGCTCTTTTTGATCGATTGGCTATATTCGCAAACGAAGACGTACTGGTACTGAACGATGGCACTTGATATCGACACGCGCCTGAAAGAGTTCTTCGCCAGCAATCCGCCCGGCAAGTATTCAATTTATACGCTGGCCATTGCTCATTCGGCTCTATCCAAGGTCTTCCGTTTCTGGAATCAGCCGGGGATTGGATGCCTGGATGTGGAGGGAGTTCTGGAAGAACATCGTTCGGTCAACTTCGAAGTTAAACAGGCTGGAACAAATAAAAACCTTGATCAAATCTTCAAGATTGCACTTGATGTTGTGGACTCTCAGGATGAATTGCGTGCAGAACTGGATCGCATCCCCCTCGATACGAAAGAAAAGATCGTGATCGTGTTCCGTGAATTTCTCTATCCGGTGCTTGACACTCCATGCGGAATCGCACGCCTTCAAGCTGAATCACTGTCGTACATCAAGGGCGCGGCGA